CCAGAGTTTATCTTTTTATATTCAATGGTTTCGTTATTGTACGCTTGAGTGAATTCATTGTGATACTCTCTTAACAGCCTTTGGTGATGCTGTTCAAGCACTACTGACAAGCACTGCTTGATAAATTCACGATCTTTGTTATCGATTGGTAGTGGTTTCATACGGCGGAGTAAATCTTTGGTTTTCTGCCTTTGGATTCGCCAAGTCTGCTTTTTATTAGTCCGTTTTCCTCGAGGTCATTTAATATTTTATCTCTATCTTCGGGGGTCCAGTTTCTTGCAAAAGATGCAGTTCCTATCTGCTTTTTAGTTAACTCTCCTTGATCATTGATATAGTCAAGAACTTTTTGTTTTTTCTGACCATACTCTGTTGTGTTTGCAGAGTTAAGTCTAATCTCAATTCCTTTTTGACAGTAGTTTACTATTTCGGCAGCCCACATTATATGCTGTGAGCTTACTTTGGGATCTCTATAGTTTTCGCTTATTGCGTAAAGCGCTGAAAGCTTAGCAACATAGTCAATAGATCTTGACCATAGACCAGCTTTGATTGCATTTTTACGCTTAAAAGAATCTGCAAAATCACAATACGACTCAAAAGCATCATCAGCTTTTTGATCTAAATATTTGACTTCAATAACATCATCTAAATATGTTTTAATGTCATCTGATCTGATGTGCTTAGTATGATAAATAAGATCATGTACGGACTTTATCATATCCGTGAATGACATGAGATTGGGTGGTTTTTTATTGCGTACGACTGGTCTGTCGTAATCATCTAAAACTAAATATCTCGGAAGCAATCCATCTTTGATGTTTGTGTCTGATATTGCATTATAGTATGTGTCAGGATTTGACACGCCATAAATTGACAGGCAAGGATTCTCAATAGCGTCCAAGCTATTTTCTTTCGTTGCTGCATCCGCTCCTAAAAAGGTTTTCTGTGAATAAAGCTCCGTAATTGCAGTTGATAATGATTTATATCTTTCTTCGGCTCGTCTATTTGTCATAGCGTCTAGAATCTTACCAAACTCATCAAGCGCATAAAGCTTTTGATTGTTTTCTTTTAGTGCGGCATATAATCCGCTATCTGATTTTATTTTTGAACCACCTAATATTTTTTTACCTTGCTCGTGAGATCCCATTATTTTAGCGATGGCATCTAGCCCAGCGTCTTTACCGATGCCTGCATTTGCCAAACCGATAACAAACACATTGGTTTTCATGCCAGTCGGGGATCTATATTTAGCTGAGCATATACCTCCCATCAATGCGATTGTTGCGCCAAGCGCTAGGTGCGGATTGTAATATCTGCTAGATTCATTAATCGCATCAAAAACTAGTTTCATTATACCAGTAAGGTTATAAGCTAATTGTGGTAACACATGTTCTTTTTCTGATAACGCTTCTTTTTCTTTTTGCATCAAAAAGTTGGTGATAAGCGTATTGGTTAATTTATCAATGCCAGCAGTGTCGACTTTATCATCTCTAGCATATCCTGCAATGCTATTAATGATAGTATCTACTTCTTTAGCTTCTAAGCATGGCATACAGCGTTTAGAGTTGATAGCGTGTATCTTATCGCTAAATACTTCAAAGTCTTCACCTTGCGCCCACAAACCCCCTGCAATTGATGTTAAAGTGCTATTTCGGTCACTTGTTATCAAGTCGCCAGTCTGTATAGTGTTTTTAACCCTAGTTTTGGTTTCTTTTTGCGCATCTAATAACATCTTTATAGCTGATGATGGCAATTCTATTATTGCATCTATTGTAATCTCATCTTCTTCATAGTCCAACCAATCGCTATATAGCTTAATGTAACCTTGGTTGGCTGTGCGCAGGTCAATCCCATCAAGGGTGGATACAGTGCTTTTAAGCTCTATGTTAGGATTTATTTTATAGATTAGGTGGTATCCACCTGATGGTGTTGTTTGCGTTAGCGTTTCACCAACCGATAATCCAAGTAGATCCAATGATGCTAATCCGTCTTTGCCATCTTTAGTATCAACATCGATAGCAATGTATCCAGGTAGTGGACACAGACCCACATCGCAATTTATAAAGTCTTGATTTGCAAAGTCAACGACTTGACCATCTTGCTTCCATTGTTTTATAGGTATTTTGGTGTTTTTTTGAATTGGCAACATAGTTGCAAAGTTATTGTAGTTCATTTCAAAATCTCCTCATAAGCGTCAAAATCATGGGTTTTTACAGATAGATCCCACTCAGTGATTCTTGAATTTTTTACATTCCCGTTAGATATTGCGTAAATATCGTGTAGAACTGATACAATAGCCAAAAGTGAATCACGGTGTATGTCTTGACGCTTTACAACCATTTGGCTGAAACTAATATCTTCTTCTCTAGCAATTGTTTCGAAAACTGCATTATAATTGCAAAGATTAAAAGATTCTGATATTTGTCTATACCAATAAGATAGCAGCCTAATTTCTTTCAGCTTGTCTATCGGAGTTAGACTAATTATATCATCCACATCTGTACATACTGTACCACTGACTATTTCGCCTAGGTGTGCTTCTATTGATCTTAACATTTTGTTTTTGATATTCATTTTGATTTCCTACTTTTTAGTGGGGGAGGTGAAGCTAGGTATAGGAAACCTACTCCCCCAAAACGACATGCGCATCAAAAGGCTTCACTCTCTTGATGTCACTGAATGCGACAAACCAAATATAGCAAACTTGATCAGCGCATGCAATAGTTTTTATCGCATTTCATCCTCAACCCCATAATTTACACATAAAAACACCTTAATTTGCAAAAATAAATGTGGCTCAAACCATTGATTTATAAAGGTTTTATACCCTTAATTACTTAATTTACATAATTCACAGTATAATAGATTTTTTTTAAAAATAAAAAACACCTTATCGGTGTTATAGATACGACAATACCTCCATATACTTATATATATAGATAACGCGCGTGCTCACATACTACCACACACACAGCCACACTGTCAACACCCTATTTTTTAGTTATCCTTTTTCAAAATGCAATTCTATATTTTCACAAATAGCCATTTCTAGGTGAATTATGTAAATTAAGTTATTAAGGTGGTGCAACATACGCTAACCCATTGATTTTAAAGGGTTTTTTGTTAAAAATAAAAATGAAACTATGGTGCAATTAACTAGGCGATTAAGTAGGTTACTTGAAATGAATATTAGTTAGCTGTTAAACTAAATTAATATTATTATTAGTTTGTTATTAACATTGCTCACCAAAATAATTATTAATTTTTTGTAATGTCCAATTAATCCAACTGTATTTGACTTATACATTGAAAACACATAGCGATTGATATATAATTAGTTGATAGATTGATAATAGCTAAATGATTGAACAAATGGATGACGCAGATAGAGCGCAAGTGGAACAAGACATAATACTAAAAGCACAGTTAACACATAGAGCTGATGATAAGTATTCTCGAGATGGCAAGTGCCATTGGTGTGACGATGATGTAACAGATGATCAAGTTTTTTGTGATGGCGAGTGCGCCGATGCAATGGCTTTGCACTTAAAGAGGCAATAGGAGTAATGTATGACTGATAAGTTGACAGATGCACAAGAGATGTTTGCGCAAGAATATGCAAAGCACAGTAACGCTAGTGAAGCTTATCGGACTGCTTATCCTAAGTCAAAAAAATGGAAAGAAAACGCTGTTAACTCACAAGCATCTCAAGCATTGTCAAATAGTAAGATTTCCCAAAGGATTACATCGCTAAAATCACAACACGCAAAACGCAACGCTATAACAGTAGATACCCTGCTTGCAGAGCTTGAGGAGCATCGCAAGATCGCTATCAGTGCAGAGACCCCGCAGATCGCAGCAGCGAACGCTTCAACGCTAGGCAAAGCCAAATTACTCGGGTTAGACAAGCAGATCATTGATCATCAATCTAGCGACGGCTCAATGACCCCAACTATACAAGTTAAGTTCATAGATTAAAAAATGCTCAAACTATCTAAAAAGTGGAAACCTTGGCTAAACAATCACTACCGATTTAAAGTTGCATTTGGCGGAAGAGCTGGCGGTAAATCTTGGACGATAGCAACGATATTGCTTATTATAGCAAGTCAAAAAAAGCTTAGAATAGCGTGCTTGCGAGAATACCAAAAATCATTAGCTGACTCAGCTTACAAGCTATTAAGCGACTTGATTAGATCAGATGATGCACTATCGTCATTTTATCGAATATATTTCGATCGCATTGAGGGGGCGAATGGTAGCGAGTTTAAGTTTTCGGGAATTAAAAACGCTAACAATTTCAAATCTTTTGAGGGTGCGGACATAGCTTGGGTTGAAGAAGCTCAGGCAGTATCGCATAAATCTATGCAAATACTAATCCCAACAATTCGTAAAGACAAATCAGAAATATGGTTTAGCTACAACCCTGATGCTGAGGATGATGCGGTGCATCAGTTGATGCTTAAGCCTCGTCAATCACAATTCAATCTGAACATTAATTACACTGATAATCCATTTATTAGTGATATTATGATAGAAGAAGCCAACCACCTCAAGACAATAGATTTTGACTTGTACAAGCACATTTGGCTCGGTGAGATTGCACAACATGCAGAACGACAAATATTAAAAAACATTGAAATTAGCGAAGTCGTTGATAATTATGTTGTTAACAATATGGATCACTGTATTATTGATGGCACGCATATTATAGATTGGCGTTATGGTATTGACTTTGGTTTTACGGATCCAACTGCTATAGTTGAGAGCTATATGTATCAAGGTGATATCTACATACACAATGAGCTATGCGAGATTGAGCTACAG